TAACTTGCCTGCCTGTAAACCGCAGAGATGTTGGGTTAGACATTGAGAATGCGCCATAAGAGCGTTCAGTTCCATTTGGATAGAACCTTGTCTTGAATGTGACTGTCACGTCGCCCTGCGTCTTTTCATCTGGGATCATTTCAGTGACAGACATTACGCTCTCGCCAGTGCCTAGCGCAATTGATCCACTTTCAGCAAATGGTGTAAGTGACCCGTAATCAAATCCGACCTCATGCTCGTATAACTTGTTGTTTTCTGCGCTTGCCCATATTGGTTGGCGATATGTACCCATATCAAATCCAGCAGTTCTGCCTAGTTCGCCAATATACCAAGTATTCTCAACATAATTATAAACGCAATATCTGTCATTTTCTACAGATGATCCAGATGGATAGAACCAGAATATCTCGCCGTATGTGCTGTTTGTCACTGCAAAAGTTTTTGATATTTGTGCGCGGTTTATATCGGAGAATACATAGTCTGATATTTCGCTTTCGATTTGTTGCACTGCGCCGCCTGCATATGCATAGAATGAGTGATTACCCATCCAGAACGCGCCCTTATCAACTGATGCTATGGCTTTGTTCGCAATTAATCCGCAACTAGCCCCCACACGCTCAATGCCATATACATATGGTGCGCCAATGTAATTTGCAACGTGTGCATCCATACTTGTTAATATTAAAGTTTGGCCTTGCACTCGTATGCCAGCCATAATTCTGCCACTTGTATTTAATTCTAAATCACCAGCTTCATTTGTTGCGGCTGGCGTCCATGTAGAGCTATCTTCCCTGTCACACCATTGCACCTTTCGTTGATTTCCGCCTGCACCTAGCGCAAACAAAAATCTTTCTTCAGTTACGACAATGCCTTCATTATTTGTCGGTGCGTTTGATAATACTGCGGCTGGTGTAGAATTATTTATTTGCCACTCGTAAATTTTTCCATCATCTTCATTCGCCGCAACAAGATATTCACCCCAAGTATCTAATGACCAAGTTGTTGCAGGCTGTATTCGCGCTGTATCTGGGCGAGCCACGCCGTAAGCATATTGCCCAAAGTAACTGCCACCATATCCTGTAAATGCCTCGGCGTCTTCACGACCATTAGCTAGTCCAACTGGTGTTATGTCGTGCCGCACGCCTTGAGATGTCCAACTATAAAGTTTATTGTATGTACCACCAACAATATAACGATCTTGGTCATTTGCGATCCAAGTAATTAATCCACGAATTTTAGCATTAGCCGCCGTGTCTGATCTAGTCCGCCACCCACCCATCGGGCGCATTGTGCCGTCAACCCAACGAATTAAGTTGGCGTCACGCCATCGCCCAGATGCTTGCAGTTCAGTACCATTTCGGTAAATGCCAGCAGGGATGTCTAATGGTATTAGTGGCATGTTTACCTCGTTTTATAAGTTGCTGTTACTATAGCATATTTTAGGCGCTCTGAACAATATGTAGCCTATTCTGGTTAATAATTAAAGAGCCTCGACGACTTGGTGTTCAACAGAGATATTTTCCTCTCCATCAACTTGTTTTGTAGTTTTAGTTTCTTCTAGTATATGCTCTAAATTAAGAAAATTTATGTATTCAGTTTTGTAACTAGAAATTCTTGATGGTACTTGAGAGCCAAGAATATGTTCGTTTGTGCCAGTTGTTAAAGATACACACATATACCATTCAGTATCAGAAACATTAAGTGCCTCATCATTTGTCAGTTTTTCTTCTGGTATAAAGAAAGTGTTTTCAGATACCATCGTTATGTGCTTAATTGTCATATAAGAGTTTATCTGTTGATTAGAATTCAGTACAGAAAGCCTAGAAGCTCTAGCCGAAACTGCGTCTTCTACAGTATTATAAAGCTGAGTATCATAAAGATATTTAATTTGAATTGTCATTATGTTGCTCCATAAATTGTACCATTATTAACAACAGTTCTTGCTGTACCAGTTATAGCCGCGCCAGCCGCGCCACCACCAGAGTTACCTCCTGTAAGTCCAGCTCCGCCAAATTTACCGCCGCCACCGCCGATATTGTATTGTGAGCTTGACCCATTGTTGTTGGTTGCGCCTAAAGCTCTACCACCATGTGTCCCAGGCAATCCGTAACCATCTCCGATGGCCTGATAGAAACCACCATTACCTCCTTGACCGCCTGTGCCAACTGAAGGGGGAGTTCCACTTTGGCGGCCACCTTTACCACCGCCTGCACCGCCACCGCCGCCAGAAGCAGGGTTACCGCCGAAGTAGCTTGCACCTCCTCCACCGCCACCGCCGCCGATGTATTTACCAGAATTGTTTCGAATTGTTACGCCTGACGAAGTTACATTTATTGCCGCCGCACCAGCACCACCAGCATGAAAGCCGTTTCCGCTATTATGGCCGTAACCATTGCCACCTTGGTTTCCGTTACCGCCTCTACCTTGTATTGTTCCATCATTTATAATAGTACAAGGTATATTGACAGTAAGCCCTGCCCCTCCAGTGTCTCCTCCAGAATAAATATTACCAGTAATTCTTAGAGTTCCTCCAGAAGATATGTAAGTAGAAGCTGTGATTATTGAATGATTACCTGATAAGACGTATTCACTAGAAGCGCCATAGCCATCAGCCATTTCAATCTCGCCAGAAGAAATACCAAATAGGCCACGGACAGCAGAGCTATTCATATCAATCTGAGCCGTACCACTGTTGCCGAGTTCTACGTTAACTTGATTTAGGCTTATCTGCCCACTGGATGGTAATGCCATCTAACTTACCTCGCTTTTAGTTCTTCGATTTCAGCTTTTAGTTCTTTGATTGCTTCAATCATTAATCCATGAAGTTGATCGTACTGCACTGTCTTGTATTCAGTCTTATCATCTTCACCCATCTTGAGAGGCAACGTGCTTTCAACGATTGCACTTGGCATTACCTTCTCAACTTCTTGAGCAATAACACCAGCAGACTTTTTGCCATCACCTAAGTATTCAAATGTGTAACCATTTAGCTGTGATACTTTATCTAAGGCATTGTCTATCTTAACGATGTCTTTCTTTAGACGTTCATCTGATACTGTTGTAGAATAAGCAACAACATTACCTTCAACGTGTAAGTCGCCATCATTCTCAAGGCGCATTTCGTGGCCTCCGTCGAGATACCAATCAAAGACTGTTGTTCCGATATGCATATAGTCGTTGCCATCACGACCAATATACTGAATGTTATCACGCAAGTCGCTTTCAATGCTGAAAGTTGTGCCTGATAAATCAAGGCCAGCACCAGCACTGTAGGTTGTGTTGGTGTCAGTGTTTGTCACTGTTTCTGTAGCTGTAGCCAATCCTGTAACGTGTCCATAAGTATCAAGAGTAATATCTTGAATATATGTTCTGCCTGATCCGTTTACAGATGCTTGTGAAGATGTATCGCTGTGGCTTAATGTTACATCACCAGTACCGCCACCTGACAAACCAGAGCCAGCAGTAATTGCTTGGTCATTTTTAGCGTTAGCTTCAATACCATCTAATTTAGTGCCATCAGCCGCAACATCACGACCATCAACAGTGCCACCAACTGTAATGTTGCCAGTTGCGCCCACTGTTGTAAATGCGCCTGTAGACGCAGAGTTTGCACCAATTGGCGTCCCATCAATCGATCCAGAGTTAATATCAATACCAGTGACAGGCGTCGTACCATCTAAAAGATTATCGACGTTATCTAAATTGGTATTTATTTTTGTTCCCCAAGTGTCCTCGGATGCGCCGACCTCTGGCTTCACTAAGCTATATGTCGTTGTTGTAGTATCTGCCATAATTAACTCCTATTGGTTTAAGCCTTTTGGCCTAATATCGTTCATCAATGTAAGAGAAAGACGCTGTAGGCGCTGAACGCATACTGCCACAAAAATGCTTTAATTGCAACATCATGCGGCTGTCCATATTTCTGTTACTTTTGGTATTAATTCCCACTTCTCAATTGCATTGCAAGATGTGGAAGACGTATTAATTATTGTGGTATTTAGTAAAAACACCCTATTGCAAGTAGCATCAACATTACTTGAGGTATTTATAATTGCTGATCTAGCAAACGTGCCAAACCCATTTGAGGAAGAACTCGATGTCGTAACTATTTGTGGGCTTAATAATCTAACCCTATCGACTGAGCTTGTGAATGTAGACGCAGGCGTTATGCTTGAGCTTCCTTGAAATATTTTTTCTGATGCACAAGTTACTGAAGATGTTGTGGATATTGCAACACTATCACTTACAACAAATACGCCAGACGCCGTTGCAGACAACGTAGGCGAAATTGTAGCAGAAGATTGCCTATCTCTCTCACCAGATGTTACTACGCCAGATGTGGTTGCCACAATAGAAGACGCAACTCTCACACGCTTGCCAGCCGAGGCAGTAGAAGAAACAGTCGAAACTAAAGTTGATGATGCCCTAACCCTATCTATACCAACGCCAGTAACGCTTACTGTAGATATGTTTGCACTTCTTACAAATGTGACATTAGGAACAACTGTGGTTGTGCTTGCTTGAGGTATAGCTACAGATGTATTTCTTGTTAAATTATAAGCTGAAGAAATAGCTAAATTATTAGATGATGTTGCAGAGCCAACTGCTGTTTTAGCGCCAGCCGCAGAAACACTTGCGGCTGGTGAAATTGTTACTGAGGCGTCCTTGACTGCTCCGTCAAAGCCGAATGTATGTTCGCCATATAGACTGTAGCCGTAGCCACCTCGGTAAACTGTCATTTAATTTACTCTAAAGTAATATCTAAATCACCAGCAGGAATGCGGAACACGTCGCCAGTATCAATTGCCTTAGATGCAGACAAAGCCGCGTATGCAATTAAGTTACCGCCTGTCGCCGCATCAAATACGCCCACATGTGAAACTGTTCCATATGATGCAGTTGCAGTAGGGTACTCAACAGCGGCAGAATTTGTAGCTGTATTACCTGACACTGAAAATGCAACTGATTGACGTGCATATGCGCCGCCAGATACTTCAGTACCGCCACCACTATCATTTGGTGCGGCTGTGTATAATGCAACGTGCCATGCTGTCGGCCTTGTTACTGATGATGTAGTAAACACATAGTTTAATACTCTTGTTTCAAATTCATTAGAAAAACTCATTTTAATATGCCCTTATTTTTAGACGACGACCAGAGCCGCCGTATTTAGTTTGATCGCTGACAGCGTTTATAGCGTCAACAGCGCTTTGATACAAAGCCGCCCAAGTAGTAATTCGAGCGTCTTCTTTTAAATATGGGGCTGAGTGTACCAAAGCTCCATACAAATAAGCATCTGGATATTCTCCCAGAAGCCAATTAGTTGTATTACTGTCAGATAATGCTGGGATTTTCTGGTAGTAATATAATTCTGCATTGTATACGCCATCTGGCGCTGGATGCACTTGTAACTCGCCAGCAGTCATTGCGTAGTATCTTGGATGGCCTGACACGTTGCCAGCTCTTCGCTGTCTGTCTAGCAATTCCGCTTGCGATATTAATTCTAATGGGTTTGTCTCGCCACTCGTAATATGAAAGCGGATAGGCTCTAAAAGATCCGCAGGGATTGCGCTGTATTTTGTGTCAATCTCAGCAGTGGATCTAGTTTCCATTTTCCAGTGGCGCAACTTGCGATTTAAGTCAGCCTCGGCTAAACTTATGAATGTACTAGACACAGAAGTAAGGTCATCACGATTAAGAAAATCTGTGAGTGTCGTTTTTAATTCTGCGTATGTTGTTATTGGCATTACAATAATCCCATATTATTTTTGCGAGTTAACTCTTTATTGTTTAACATATTATACCTTAATAAGCCAGTACCCCTGCACTAGACATTAGTTCTTTCATTTTATACAAATATCGCTATAGTTATTTTTATTAGAGGAGAATAAAACTATGCATAACGATATAATACTAGATTTTGAAGATATACCAGAAATTGATATGGATCTAGCTAGAGAGCTGATAATACTTAAAGCTAAAGATTTAGGATTAGAAGACGAGGATCTTAACGATCTCGATGAGGTAATCTGCAAAATGCTCAGAATTAAAGACGCAGAGCCGTTCATTTTTCCATCCTAGATAAATAATTTAAAATACCTTCTATTCTTTCTGGCGTCATCATCACTGCTGGCATCTTTGTTTTTATGGCGTGAGTTATGTTTGCTGAAGTTAATGGATAGCCACGTTTATCTATCTTTCCTTCCATTGCATTATATATATCATCAAATATATATTTTTGGGGTACAGGAGGTAATGACCCAAAGTAATCGCCCGCAATTTGTGTATTGTATGTTGAATGAGGAACACTAGCTACAGGCAAATTGCCTTTTTTTGTGTTTGATAATAAAGGAGCTGTTGTGTCTATTTTTGCCGCGCCTAACCCAAACATCCCTGCTGGCATATCTGTTTGCGTCGCATCAGTTACACTATACCTAGCTAAACCTGAGCTTGGAAAGCCCATCTCTTGAAATGGTTTACTATCTAATAATCTTATAAATGATTTTCTTTTAGGTGACGTTGTCGTTTCTAGCCATTCCCTGATATTAGGCGATAATACACCAACAAAATCAGGATCAATTGATTTCATAATTTCATCAACTTCTTTAGCAGATTTTTTAGTTATTGAGGCAGACTTTATAAGCTCCCCCATTGATGCACCTGTCATAGTTGCAAAGTCGTTAGCGTCTGGAGACATACTTCCAGTAACCCCTAGCACATCCGCACCATCAAATTTTTCAGAGGCTATTTTAGATACATCATCAATTCTTTTAATAATGTTCGAATTTGAAGCCCAAATTGCTTTATCTTTTTGTGCGGCAAGGCCACGCATAAAGTCCACGCCGCCCTCAGTATATACTGGCTTGTCGTATACAATATCGTTAATACCTTCGACAAGAAGCCCACCTGAGCTTCTGTCTCCATAAAATGGTAAAACAACTTTGCCCTCAGTCTCTTCCCACGATTTTGCAACTCTAGGTAATTTTTCTTTAAGGTCTTTAGCTTTAACTTCAGTTTCATCAATGTAAACATCTTTCATCCTTACTTTTTGATAACCAAGTGGGTCTAATTCTCCTTTAACTGCTTTTTCTGGTGGTTTTCTTAATTTAAGATTACCAAATGTAGACCCCAGAGCATTTGGATCAACTTCAACGCGATCAACTACATCAAGTAAGCCTTTTGCAACTTTCTTAATAGGTGCGGCGGCGGCATCGCCAATAAGTGGCACTAAGCCAATTAGAGATGCACCAGCTAAAACAGCAACCAATCCATAGTTAGGCTCTGGCTTTTGTAGCTCGTCGTATATTTCCTTAGCCGCCATAGCGTCACCAATGATGGGTGTGGCTTCAGCTACAAACTTTGCGGCGTCCATTGCCGTAATGCCTTGGTATGGTGTAGCTGTCCTCTTTCCAGAAAAGCTCATTGGCCTTTTTTGATCAAGCAGTCCCATCAAATATTCCATCTAGCATTTGTTGTATTCTAGGTGACATTTCCCTGCTAGGCGTTCTTGCTTCATTTGTGGCGTTATACAGCGCCATTAATTCAGATAGGCCATCTGGGTTAAGCATAACCCTCTTATAATCTTCTGGCTCGTTATTCATCTTATATTCCAGTAGCTCTATAAACCCCTGCTTGTTTGCAAGATTAGATCCTTGGATTATGCGAATTACTTCTGCTGGCAGAATGTTTGACATTTCAATAGGCTGATCTGGCTGGACGCCGTATGGCATTGAATAACCTTCAACCATATCACTGTTTGCCATCATGCTACCATCTGGCATTCTATGATACCCAGCAGATCCGCTAAATGAAAGTGGATCATTGCCAGCAAAATTGGCTTGGCCTAACGTGCCGTAGCTTGTCTTTTCGCCGATACGATCCATTGCAGACGTGCCATCTTGATTGACCAGCAACCCATCACGATATTCAAATTCGTCATTAGGCGTCAGGAAATTTGCAACACGTTCCGCAAAACTATTGCGCTTGTTACGCTTACCCTCATCAAGTTGATTGAGGAAATTTAGTATACCTTTATTTACCATAGCCGCCATTCAAGCACATACCTTTGGCCTTGCAGTTAGACTTGGTAGGGCATCCCTTGCATGTTTTCATGATACTGCCTTTATATATATATTATGCGACCATATCACAATTCATCTATTGACGCCAGTATGTTACGCATTCTTTCTGATAGCTTCCACTCGCCAGCTTTCCACCTCGCGGCGTGCTGTGCATCCTGCAAAGATAAACCGCGTTGCACATACTGCCTTATCCACTTAGCCATCAATAAATTTTTCATCTTGGGTGACAAATTTAAAAATTTTTTTTTCATGCAATTCCCTTTAAATTGCGCCTGATGGATTTATTCCAGTTATTGTTATTGCCAGATAATGCAGTCGTCGCGTCCGATGCCATTGTCAGGCAGAGTGCATCTGCAAGGTCTGGCGATTTTAGGCCACGTTTTCGCATTGCGTCCTTGCTTTCGGCTTTCATCTTGCCCGACGATGTAAAGCTATACCTAATGCTGGTCAACTCAGCCAAGAGCTGGTCATCCTTTGGCAATTTGCAGGATCTATCTTCGAGCCAGCCCTTTGTCTTAAACCACAGCTCGCTACGCAAATTCATGTAAGTCTTGCCCAGCGCTGGGGCTTCACCAACATTAACTCCACGCACTGGCAGGCCAAGCTCACGCAATCTATCGACAACACCGCCGCCCACGCCAATACTATCGACCAGTATATCTGATGGCCTCATGCTGGGCTGTAATCCCTCATATTCTGCCATAACCCGACCCACAGTTTGCATGAGATCCAATCCCTGCCACGCATCAATATCTGTGACGACGTTGCCATATCTTTTGCAAAGCGCAGTTTTATCAGTACCAAACCTCGCCACGTCCAAGCCCCACACTGGCTTTATATCTGGCGTCATCTCAATATCACGATGTGTCGCGCTCTGGGCTAGGTGAAATGGTATGATCGTATCGTCATCAGCCAATGGAAATTCGCCAAGCACACGTATGCGAAATGCATTGCTTTCCTCGCCGTATCGCTCACGCATCTCCTCAACAAACTCTTCCGATACAAGTGGGCTATCGATGCACGACCAGCGCCTAGTCCACCAGCTCTTTGATAATCTGGTTTGCGTTTCGTAAAATGTGCCAGAGGATCTCGTCGGGTTTGACAATAATAGCGTGGTTGCGCTGTGACCAGACATTGACCCAGCCGCCGCTTCGAAAACTTTCTCAGGTACACCAGACGCCTCATCAACTACCAATAGAACATTCTCTGAGTGTACTCCAGCTAATGCCTCTGGCGTTTCTGCGCGTGAAGTTCTGGCTGATATAAAAGCCTCGGATGCGGCTGACGTTAATTCCACACGATCTGATTTGGTGGTAATCAATTGCTGTAGATGAGGTGGCAATTCGTTAATCCATCGTTTTAGCTCGGCAAACAATGCGTCAAACAATTGGCTGGACGTGGGCGCTGTGACGACAACCTTATTTGGGAAACGCAAAAGCAAGTACCAAAGCATCGCCCAAGATGCCGACGTTGATTTTCCTGTACCATGCCCAGATCTGACAGACATCTTGCGCTCGCCAGTAGCTATGGCATTGAGAAACTCTTCCTGATAATCATATGGTGTAGCGCCCAGCACCTCTTTAACAAACAACACTGGATCGTCACGATAGCGCAGGACAAATTCTGTTAACGGGTTATCACTCATCTGATACATCCTCATAATCCACGTCAATCGTCTTGGCTTCGCGTTCCAGATCTTCTTTATGGATAGCCGCCAAGTCAGAATTAACTTTGCGCAGGGCGTCTAGGTGCATGTCGCCAACTGAGATGTTCACGTTTGTTTGTGGCCTCGTGCCGTATCTATCTTGGTTGTACGAGCTTGCCATAAATTTACGCCATTGCACCTTCTCTCGCGTGGCGGCTATTTCACTGCTTGTCGAGCCACCATCTAAATCATCCACCATTGTTAAGCCCTGCTCGACTAAAGCATCTGCGGCGTGGCGTCTGGCTTCATTCATGGCCTTCTCATATTCTGGCACTTTGTTCAGTGACGAGCCAAGGTATTGTCTGGAACATCCATATTCTACAGCCATTTTCGTCAAAGTATTACCTGATGCGATTTGCTCAAACAGGTATTCAACTCCGCCTTTCTTCTCGACATCTG